CTTCAATGCTCATAGATCCTCCATCACAATTTCATACATTCTACCTGTTTCAACATCATAGCGCAAATCACAGGCTGGCCCGGTCTGACCCGCATAACGGTTCTTGGCTACTGCTACTTTAGTTGTATGTCGTACGTTAGCATCAGGACTCATTGAGTTACGCTCTAAAGTAATCACAGCATCAGACAGTTGAGCAATAGCACCTGATCCTCTCAGTTGAGACAAAGAGACTGCCTGACCATCTTCGTGGCCTTTGTCGCTGTTAGGACGTTTTAAGTGAGACACACAGATAAGCGTAATCTCTAGCTCTTGAACTAAGGTACGCAGCTTAGTCATCAAGACATCAATAGCTTTCCTATCGTCATTCCCATCCATACCAGAGACAAGCAAGCTAATATGATCCAAGAAAACGACACGACAATCGCAAGCCTTGGCCATGTATCGTATACGATTGAGAACATTATCAAGAGCAAGGGAGCCGAAATGATCGAAAAGAAAAATACGGTCAGTACCAAGAGTAGCATCGAAAGCCTCCTTCAGTTCTTGTTCGCTGACAGGCGTGTCTGGCAGGTGCAGTTTCTTGTTTGCATGGAGAGACATAACGCTTCTAGCAGTTTTTCGTACTGATTCCTCCAGAAACATTCCTCCGATGTTCCAACTTGTTGTGTTGAGGATGTTGAAAAGAATTTCTCTAAGGAACTGACTTTTTCCAAGACCGCTGCCTGCCGTAACTGTAATAAGCTCAGCCTTTCTGAGTCCGTAGAGGAGGTCGTTGAGTCCTTTGAATGGATAGAAAGCCTCAGCTGCTGGTTCCGGAGTATTGACTGTTGACCATAGGGAAGACGCTGCCACAATTCCATCGGGCACATAAGTTTCAGCTCTCCACCATTGATTAACAAATTCAGTTGTTCGTCCGTTACGGAGATAGTCGCAAGCATCTTTGAAGTCCTTTAAGTGTTTAACAATCTTACATTTGCTACCGAAGAGTTCAGCTACCTCGTTGGAAGCCTTAATCCCCGCATCATCTGCGTCGAAACAGATCACAATCTCCGCAAAGCTATCTAAGTATTCATAGTTAGCCTTACAGTCCTTCAATGCTGCTGAAGCACCGTTACGGATAGACACAACAGGCCACTTGCTACCTGTCATCTGATAGGCCGCTAAAGCGTCTAATTCGCCTTCACAGAGGGTGATGTACTTACCCCCTTTAGCAAATAGCTGTTGACCAAATAAGGCCGCCTGTGACCAGCTACCTTCAACATTGAAGTTCTTCAGTTCTACGTGACGCACCTTGGCAGCTACTTCCTTACCATCTTGGTCAAAGTAAGGGTAGTAATGCTTTGTAGCGTCCTGACGAACACCGTAGGCCTCACAGGTCTGTTGTGTAATCCCCCTATCAGGGATAGCCTTAATCTCACCAATCTTGCTAATCATAGGTTTTACTTTCGATTTGGTAGGTATATGTCCATAAGTACCAACATTATCGACATGATCTCCTGACGTGTACGCCCCGTGGCTATACGTTTGACACACATGGCAGTACGTATGCCCGTCATCGTAAAGACTGTTCCCGTCTGAGGAACCACAGGCTTCACATGGTATGTGTTTCAGGAACTTTGAAGCAATTTTAACTGCACTCATGTTGTTTCACCTCCTCTTGCTCGGATTGCATTGGCACACTCATGAAATTCATTTTTTGAACCCCATGCCCCCAATCTTGTCCATTCGTTCGCCTTTTTAATACATTCCATCGCACACGCTTCACGCTCTTTCAATACAGCCTCTTTTATCATCAACAAACATTTATTTTCATTAATATTTAATATTTCATGCTGTGTCATGTTTCATCCTTTAATGCGGATTTCCCACGAGATCGTATTGCTTGGGCACATTCTTCCGAATAGTTAATATTTGCTCTTTTAGAAATTGAATACCATTCACACAACTGCGCACACGCCTCACGCTCAACGCTAGCGCTTTTCTCTGCTACCAGTTTGGCAAAGGCTTCTAGCGCAACAGCAACTTCACTATCACTCCAAAAAGGTATGTGCTGCCGTAATCCAGCCTCTTTAGCCATCTTCAGGACTTCATTACGATACTGCGTATCTTCAATAGTCAGGGTCATCATGTAAAATCCTTTCAGCGTTACCACATTGGTCACAAACACGATACATACCGTTAGGTGCTACATACATAGTATCAACACCGCCACAGCGTAAGCACTTCAAAGAATCATCTTCGTCTTCCTCAATCTCTGGTTCTTCTTCCTTTAAGTCTCTACCGAATATAGCATCCCATCGAGCATCATACTCAGCTTGAGATACGCTAAATGGGCGAGGTGAGCTGCCCTTACCGCCATCACTTGACTTGCTCATAATCTTTCTCCTTTTTCTCCAACCCAAGGCTGGCTTAAACATGGTTTGATTTCTTCCACTGATCTAGGATACGTTTAATATCCACTAAAACAGCCTCAGAGGTCGTTTTGTTGCTTAGGTATACCTCGATATCATCCGCTATCGTTTCAAGCGTGTAAAAGGCTTCTACGGCCTTCTGTGAGCACTTGTATGCGTGAGCATCTTGTGCGTTGAACAAGTCATATTCAATAATTGCTTTCATTACTTAAGACTCACTTTCAACAAAGTTAATACAAAAATACACAAACTCATTATCATGTTGTTGTACCTTTAATTTTTTTCCATTGTTCACGCTCAGTATAGCCACATTTTGAGCATCGCCGTGCTTGTGCATAGGCATGATCTGTCGTTTCATCCCACCAGTCACCGAATGTATGCCAACATTTACCCACTTTTTCAATGAAGTAGATAGTACAGCCCATGACAATAAAGCCACCGATAGCACTAAAAAAATAGAATAAATCGCTCATAGCTTTTGCCACCCTACAGCTTCGTTAATGTCTTTTAACACCTGTTGCCAACCATAGACAGAGATTAACTCAGCTACATCTTGAATCGTGTGGTGATAATGGGCTTCCTCTTTGAAACACCAATCATCAATGTAATGATCTTCAAAGCCATAGTTTTCACTTTCATTCATGCTCTACCCCTTTCTCTGGGTCTAACCCATTGTAATCCATGACCAGTTGGTAAGCCCTACGCAACTCGTAGTATCGGGTATTGTTTTCCTCTTTGTCATAGGAATACATAGGACAACCCCCAATGTTAGGAGACAAATCCCCATACTGTTGTTCTAAGACAACCAAAAAGATGTCTAAGGCCCCATCGTAATCAATTTCAACTGTAATTTTTTTCATGTCTGTTTTCCTCTTTCCGTTGCACTTTAAAGTTCTTTAATGACATAAGTATTTAAGGTATCTTTAATAGTGTATTTTACTTCTATGTATCATCTATGAATCACCATAGGAGTCATTAGATACTAATAAGTATCTTTTAAGTTTGCAATAAACATACCAACTTGGTCTTCGTCAAATGTGTTTTTCATCAGGTTGTAAATCCATACCACCCATTGAACATTGTCAGGCTCATAGCTCCTTGTGTTGTCTATCCTGTCAGGACTTGGCACAAAAGGTCGCTTATGCCCTCGGTGTTTAGGTTCAGACAGATCAAATTTAATCCCTGTAACCTCGCAAGACTTGTCCTTGATTCGTTCGAGGATTTTGTCTTGTGTCCACCAATCATCACGCCATTCTAACCCCTTTTTCAGGGAACTTGCTTTCATGTGTCCGCGTATCACAGTCGCTACTCCATTCCAGTTAGTTTTTTGATACTTTTTTTGAGCCTTGTAAAGTTTTTCTTTCATAAATACCTCCAATAGATACTAGAAGTATATACAAAATATTACTTTTGTCAATCCCCAAATGTCTTTATTTCACTAAATTCAAGACAATCTTCGTAATTTTCTTGATGGATTTCATCGTCATCTCCCTCTAAGTCTAAATCCGACTGTGTTACTAGGTCTTTCCGTTCAATGACAGGGAATAAACCCTTTACATCTTCAAAACAAACTTTGCATAGGTCGATGTAGTCCATCGTCATAGCATTTTTCCTTGTTGCTTCAAATTCTGATAACAATCTATCACAGCAGCGACAATGCATTATTTATCTCCTTGGCTACGTAGCCCTTGGTTAATCATTTTACCCACCTTCTAGGCCCTTATAAAGGGCTAGGATCGTCATTTGCAGGGTTGTACTTGGGTGGTAGGTTGTCATTAGGTTTCTTTGGTGGCAATTCACTAGGGAAAGGCCAGTTAGATTTACTTACCATAGGTCATACTCCAATATCAGGTCAACTGTATAGAAAAGTATTAACATTGTCATAAGTCCTCCCCGAGATCACGTTCTAAACTGTCAATATGGTTGATAAAGGTTGCCCACAATGCCACCGATGCAAAATCATCGTCTTCAAAGGCATTGTTAACGACACAATCATAGCGTGATGCTACGCTGTTAGCTATCCTGAGCAAATGTAGCAGTTCTTGACGCATAGACACAAGTTCAGGGTGTAAGGGATTGTTATCCCTCCATGCCATACGCTCAAGTTCGTGGAATTCTAGTTTACTTTTCATTTTAAGACCCTACATTAACGACAATGAAGTGATCACGCATAAATTGTATAGCGTCCAACTCATCTTTTGCCACAAGCTTGCCTAGAACCATATTGTAGACATCCCTCTTAGAATGATAATATTCTGCATCGCGATCAACACCCACAATGAAGTTATTCCACTGGTTTTGCTTATAGTTCTTTTCAATATCACGCTTAAGAGAGTGATCACGATAGTAAGCTTTAAACCCATTCAAATTGTAATGTGCTATAAACCCGTTGCAAAGATATAGGTAGTTATAGCCGGTAGAGTTCAAAGCTTCTATATCGTCGCAAGCTTTAACGATATTGTTAGCGATAAGTGTCTTTTGACGTTCACTTAATGGTTTTAGCATGGTTGCACCTTACTGGTTCAATTGTTGTTGGGCAAAATTACCCCATAAACCCTAGATTTAAGGGCTTATAGTGTGATTTTAAGGGCTTACAATGGCTTATCGATAGAATGCACCCCTAGGGTTATATTCAAAGGTTATCAACCCATAATCGGGGTTTTCTTCTAGTCTTTGCATGGTTTCACCCCTATTGTTTACAATAAAGACTTCGATTCTACCCGTACGTAAATTGTGTGCTTGGATCCGGTACATGTTAACCCCTTGCAATTTTGATAACTTTAGCCATTTTTACCCCATGCGCTGGATAAGCGATCAAAGGCACTGATTTATCCCAACAAGCGCGACATCCATTGCATTTGCCCCCATGTTGATAAGCTTCACAAGCTTGCATTTTAGGGGTTACGTCGTTGATTGTGGGCACGATAACGCTACCATGCAACCCGTCGATAAATTGTCCTGTAACGCTATCGCTGGAAAAGCGAACCATAACATTGTCCAGCGCTTGCATTTCAGTCAAGACACCCCGAAACTTAGGAAATTTATGCATTCTTGTAGGTAGCCAGTGTTTAACCCATGGAGTACGTTGCATAACTTCTAGGATTTTCTCTGCAAGCCCGATTGTATACATATCGCCACTATCAAACCAGCGAAAATATCTAGAATCTTGCAGAGCTTGTACCATATCGTCAACCCATTCTAGGCGTTGCCAGTCTTCTCGATTGTGCGCCCTTGGAGCTTTAACGTTCGGGTAGTTATAGTTACCCGTCGTTGCATAGCAACCCTTACATGCGTCGACTAGCGATCCGTCCGCATTCTTGCTTGCTGGGCATGTCTCAAGGGCTTGCAAGCTCCAAGATTTGATCCCGTCGAGCTTTGATGTAACTGAAATTTTTACCATGGTGTATCCCGTCCTAGGTTAGTGATTAATGGAATGGGTATATTATGCGGTTAGCCACACAATGATAAGGGCAACAAAGCCCAAGGCGTAGATGATATGGTCGTAAATCTGTGGTTTCATTTTAATAACCCTCCAGTTTTCGGTTGAGATGGTTGTCCTTGATGAGCTCAGTCAGCTTGTGGTTGACGATGTAGGTGTCGATGTTGAACTCCTGTGCTAAACGTTCAATGAGGGCTTCTGTGTCCTCGCCTGTCTGCCATGCCTTGAACGCCAGTTGTGCGATGTGGTTGCGTGATGCGATGAGTGCTTCGTATGCCATGATGTGTGCTCCTGTGTTCAGATGCTGACTGGCGGGCGACCAAACTTGATGATGAAGTACCCCAGATGGGTGCTAGAGCGGTAGCAGATGCCTGCCTTGATGAGGTCTAAGGCTGAGTGCAGTTCGCGTGCCTTATGGTCTGGAATGACTGCCTGCCCTGTGTAGGCGATGGTCTGCAAGATGTCCTGTGTGGTCTTGGTCATGTGTGGTTCTCCTGTACTTGGTGACCATGGCGACTGTGCCATGCCAGATATATTGCACGTACCATGCCAGCCTAGATTTATTAGTACTCAAGTATTACATATTAGTTGGCATTGTAGTGTGTAGACCTATAAACTCTGTAAACTGTAACCTTTAGTATTCATTATTGATGCACCATTATGGTTCATTTTAGTGCATTGAGCACTGTTTTGGGGCACAATGATGCACCACTTTGGTTACACTGTGGATAACTAAGTAGTTACTAACAGGTTATTAACAGCCTTCTGTGGATAACTCTAGTCCTAGGTGTTTACCCTTAGAACCTAGGTAGTACGTTTTAGGTGCTACAATGACCTGCACTTTAGTTCTTGTGAGTATCCTGTGGATAACTTTGTAGATGATAATGATTCTCATTTACTACTGAGACATTCCGAAGTAAGTGCTTACTAACATGATGGGGGGAGGGGGTGAGGCGTGTGAGTTACTTTTGTGGGAGCCTCTAAAGTACACAAAAAGAAGTAATTAAAAAGATGACTAAAGATACTAAAAAATACAATAAAATCAAAGAAGTTAGCTACAGATAAATTGGGGACAGGTTAGGTGTATGGAAAATGTAATAAACTGGGAAGTAGAAACTGTACACGAGGGGCTGACATAGTGTCTTGTGAGAGTCTCTAAAGTGCCCACAAGGGGCTATGAAGTAGGTAGACACTAAGATGGGTGTCTGGATAAAATAATTGAAAATAATTGAAGAAAAAGCTTGACAAATGCTTAAAAGTCTGATAGAGTGTGGATAGTTATAATATTCTATTAAGATCACTAGGGATGAATCTAAGTAGTTAACTAAAGTACTATATAGGACACAAGAGGCCTAGGAAGTTAATACAACTAAGTAAGATTAACCTTATAGTAAAAATAATAACTTATATTAAAACTACTTTAATTAAGCTTCATTAAAGTTCCCTTAATTTACTTTATAGAACTATGTGACTTTGGATTGTCTACCCTTTATGGGGTGTCTTTATTAAGAGTGTTCCAGTGAAAGGGATAAAACACTATGTCTGAGATTGTTACCCCGAAAAAAAGGGGAAGAGGTAGGCCACCAAAATCTGACCTACAAGCTGTAAAAAACAGAACCAAGGGTAAGTTAGGGCGACCAGTGGGTGATGCTGGTAGACTCCAAGAATTTAAGGAAAGACTCTTAGCCACTGGTGGAACAAGGATCTTAGACAAGATGGTGGAGATAGCCATGTCTGACGGACATCCCGGTCAAATGGCTGCCATGAAGCTTGCAGTAGACCGTATCCTACCTGTATCCATGTTTGAGGCGGCTAAGAACTCAGGGACGACCCCTCAGATCAGTATTAATATTAGTGGTCTTCAGGGGCCTACTGTAGATGTAGCGGAAGACGTTACTGATGTGGAAGATGTAAAATACAAGATTTCGGACACCGAGTAATCGGCTTGAAACACGTTCTCAGGTGCGTGTGTCCAAACACCTGACCTTTTCAAGAGGAATTACAAGATGGAAACAAAACAATGCAGTACTTGCCTGCAAGAAAAGCCAGTTACCGATTTTCACTGGCATTACAAGGATAAAGGGATTCGACGGCATGCCTGTAAAGTTTGCAGGTCTGAAGTAGAAAAAGAAAGGCAAAGAAAGCCTGAAGCTGTAAAAGCAAGAGCAGAATACCAGCTTAAAAAGAATTATGGGATAAGTCAAGAGGAGTACGATACAAAACTTGCTTATCAAAACTATGGGTGTGGTATTTGTGGAAAAGAAGCTGGTAAAAAGAAACTGGCTGTAGACCACTGCCACACAACAGGAAAGATTAGAGACTTACTCTGTGGGCCTTGTAATACAGGTTTAGGACAGTTTCAAGACAATCCAGAACTGCTACTTAAAGCAGCGGAATACTTGAGGAAACATGACAGAACTTAATTTTCAACTGCTAAACTGGCAAAAGCAGGTATTTAACGATAACCACCGTTTTAAAGTTGTGGCTGCTGGGCGACGTTGCGGAAAGTCTAGGCTATCAGCGGTTTGTTTATTAATTGAGGCTTTGAAATGTCCAGAAGGATCGGCAGTAATGTATATTGCCCCTACTTTGGGACAGGCCCGGACAATTTTGTGGGACTTGTTACATGAACTTGGACGACCAGTCATTAAGTCATCACACATCAATAACCTCGAAATCCTTCTCGTCAACGGTAGGAAGATATTGGTTCGTGGTGCTGACAACCCTGATTCTTTGCGTGGTGTGTCTCTTACCTACGTGGTTCTAGACGAGTGTGCCTTTATCAAGGAAGACGTATGGCAAAAGATCATCCGAGCTTCCCTGTCAGACAAAAAGGGTAGAGCCTTATTTATCTCCACACCGTCAGGCCGTAACTGGTTCTACGATGTCTTTAAGCTAGGCTTAGAAGGGGACGACCCCGAGTGGAAGGCTTGGCACTTCACAACCAAAGATAACGAGACTATTGACCCTAAAGAGATTGAGGCTGCTGAGAGAACCCTAAGCTCCTTTGCCTTCAAGCAGGAATACCTGTCCAGTTTTGATAACGCAGGGCAAGAGGTCTTCAAAGAGGATTGGATCAGATATGCACCTGAACCTGCTTATGGATCTTATGTCATAGCGATTGACTTGGCTGGTTTTGAGGATGTATCAAAAAATGCTGGTGCAGCCAAGAAAAGGTTAGACGAAAGTGCCATCTCGATCGTTAAGGTAGAGGACAACGGTAACTGGTGGATCAAGGACATTATTCATGGACGTTGGGACATTCGTGAAACTGCTAGTAGGATTCTTATGGCTGTGCGTGACCATCAGCCCATTGCTGTTGGAATTGAACGAGGAGCTTTGAAGAACGCAGTTCAGCCTTACCTCAATGACTTGATGAGAAAGAACAACGTCTACTGCCACATCACGGACTTGACACACGGGAACAAGAAGAAGACTGACAGGGTTGTCTGGTCTTTACAAGGCAGGTTTGAACACGGCAGGATCACCCTGAACGATAACTTAGACAAGAGTGATTGGAAAGAGTTCATTGACCAGTTCCTGATGTTCCCTACAGCTGGCGTCCACGATGACTTAATAGATAGTTTGTCTTATATTGACCAACTTGCTGTAACCAGTTATAATACAGATTATGACGACGATGAATACGAAATACTTGACCCTATAAGTGGCTATTGACTATGAAAAACGGACTCTACGCAAACATTAACGCCAAGCGCAAACGCATTGAAGCTGGCTCAGGTGAGAAGATGAGGAAGCCCGGTAGCAAGGGTGCTCCTACAGCCCAAGACTTCAAGGACTCAGCTAAGACTGCAAAGAAGGGTAAAAAGAAAAACAATGGCTAAAGCAAAAGATCCTAGACTAGAAAGAGCTGGCGTTGAAGGCTACAACAAGCCTAAGCGCACACCCAACCACCCAACCAAGAGCCATGTAGTAGTTGCCAGAGAAGGTGACGAAGTAAAGCTTATCAGGTTCGGTCAGCAAGGTGTCTCAGGTTCTCCTGAAGGTACAGCACGTAACAAGTCCTTCAAGGCTAGACACGCTAAGAACATCGACAAAGGCCGTATGTCAGCTGCATATTGGAGTAACAAAATTAAATGGTGACCAAAGGTTTAGACGGTCGTTGGTACAAACCTTGCCCTAGTTGCGGTAATGTTCAAAGCTATTTGAGAAAGAACTATGCTGAAGAGTCTTTTAAAGCTCAGAAAGAATGTAAGTCTTGCTCAAATAAGAAAACAGATAACTGCCACAGAGGTTTTTACGAAGATATTCGTTTATCTTGGTTTAACAAGTTCCAATCTGGAGCTGAACTAAGGAATATCGCTTTTACCATAACAGTTGAATATCTTTGGGAAGTTTTTAAGGAACAAGATTACCAATGTGCTTTGACAGGTTGGCCTATCGGATGGGCAGAGGTAGGGGCAAACCATACAGCGTCCATTGATCGGATTGATTCTGACAAAGGATATGTCGTTGGGAATATCCAGCTAGTACATAAGGACATAAACATGGCTAAACAACAATACTCTCAGGACTACTTTATAGAAATGTGTAAGGCAGTTGCTGACAAGGTTAAATGGTGAAAGTTATATGACATCCTGCCCTATCGCAACCCGAGACATCTATGTCAACCTGAAGAACAGGGACAAGGCTTTCAAAGAGTACGGCTATGGTCCTGCTAACCCAGAACTGTCTAACGGAGCCTTCTGGAATAAGAAAGCTAACGAGTGGGCTACGTCCATCGACCAAGCCAAGACTATGCGCTGTGGTAATTGCTCTGCCTTTATCCAGACCCCTGAGATGATGGAGTGTATCCGTACAGGGATTGATGAAGAGCCAAAGGATGAAAGCTTCGCTCAGGATGTTATTGACAGCGCCAAGCTAGGCTACTGTGAGCTTTTTGACTTCAAATGTGCAGCTGATCGTACTTGCTCTGCTTGGCTCGTTGGCGGCCCTATAAAGACTAGCAAGGTCAAGCCTGAAGTCATTGAAGATCCCTTTGAAGATACTACCGAGGAAGACATAGAATAATTATGGCTACAACAAATAAAAATAACATGGAAAACAACGACGCACCAGAGTTCGACGAACCAACAGAGGCTGACAAAGATCTAGTCTCTTTCGTTGTTGGTCAGTGCGACAACTGGCGTGATTGGCGAGACAGCAACTACCTTGAGCTGTGGAACGAATACGAGCGTATCTTCCGTGGTGTGTGGGCTTCTGAGGACAAGACTCGTGACTCAGAGCGTTCACGTATCATCTCCCCCGCCACTCAGCAAGCAGTTGAGACTCGTCACGCTGAGATCATGGAAGCTATCTTTGGTAACGGAGACTTCTTTGACATTGAGGATGACGTAACCGATGTGAATGGTACTGAGCTGGACGTTAACCAGATCAAAGCTCAGTTGATGGATGACTTCAAGAAGGACAAGATCCGTAAGGCTATCGACCAGATTGAGTTGATGGCTGAGATCTACGGTACTGGCATTGGTGAGATCATCGTCAAGACTGAGAAAGAGTACGTTCCTGCTACTCAACCTATCCCCGGTGTTATCGGTCAGGCAGCTATCGGTGTTCAAGAGAAAGACCGTACAGCAGTCAAGATCATGCCTGTCAACCCAAAGAACTTCTTGTTTGACCCTAACGGCACATCAGTGGATGACTGCTTGGGCGTAGCAGTTGAGAAGTACGTTGGCTTGCACAAGATCGTCAAAGGTATCGAAGACGGTATCTACCGTAAGGTCAACGTTGGCCCTATGTACGACACTGAGGACTTGGAAGTCACTCAGGAAGACACACAGTACCAGACAGACAAAGTTAAGCTGTTGACATATTATGGCTTAGTCCCCCGTGAATACCTCA